ATCAAAAGGAACTGTCATTATAGGTCTATCGTTTGATCCCCATAAAAAGTTTCTTTGATCTGTGCTTAGTTTAATAATATTAAGCTCTACAGCTCTAATACCAAAGTTTCTAAGTTGAACATTTTCATCAGTAGCTAGTTCTAAGAACAAGTTAGGATTTCTTCTAGCAAACACAAGTAAATCACGTTTAAGTTCCTTAGAACTCATCTTAGACACCTCAGATCCTTTTTCTACTCTTAATATAGCTTCTGCCATATCTACATCCATATCTCTAGCGGCTAATATTGCGTCTGCTTCTAACTCTAATATTTCAATTTCATCAGCAGCTTCTTTAACAGGATTATACTCGTAGTACACAGTGTCTTTGTGTGGGTGATATAAAGATAACATTTTTTGTAAAACTGTTTTTTCTTTTTCTACAAACAAAGTACCATCTCTAAAAATAACGTGTGCTAGTCTTTGATCTCCTTTCATTTCATCAACAAATGGAGTTCTTTGATTTTCACAATACTTTAATTCTCTTTCGTAACCTTTTTCTTCATCAAAGAAATAAACGCTATTTGATTTTAGCATATATGATATAGGTTTTTTTCTACTTTTCAAATAGTAAACCCTATCTTTTATTTCCCAAGTTTTTTCTTTAGGTTGAATTTTTGCTTTTGGTTGTTCTACAACCTGTGGCTTTTCAATAGCCACTTCTTCTTGTTTTTTTGCCATAATATAATATATAATAAAATTAATAAAATAAAGGGTCGAGGCCGAAGCCTCGATCCCTTAAATAAATGTGCTTATTTCAATAACATGAAATTGTTAGCACCTTGAGTAATTAAACATCTTTCAGTTAAGAAGTGTAGTCTCATTACATCTAAAGCTGTAGTAGCAGCTCCAACAGAACCTGTGATCCAAGATTTCATTCTTCTATCATCAGCTTGTGAAGCTCTGTACCTAACGTGTAAGAAAGGTCTCTTCATGCTTTGTCCAACAGTTTGATCATAAACTGAAGAAGTACCAGCAGGAATCATAATCCCTCTTAAAGCGTTAACTCCAGCAGCAGCATTAATACCACCTCTAGTAGCTTTGTCGTTTAAGTATCTGAAGTCAGACTTGTAGAAGTCATAAGAACCTCTTCTGAAACCAGTGAAACCTAAGTTAAGTGCCATGTCTTCTGAGTTGTTGAACACACCGTAAGATGTACCACCAGCTCCATAAGAATTCATACCAGCTAACATATCGTCCATAGCTAAGCTAGTACCTCTGTTAACAAACATCATGTATTCTTCAATAGCACCTTGCTTATCAAATTCAGCTAAAATAGCATCAAACTCATCTAAGTCAGTTTGAGGTGAAGAACCAGTAACACCAGTTGTGATGTTTCCTCTATCTTCAACAGCATCAAATAAACCTTGAGTACCAGTTGCATTACCAGTTGCACCATACATAGCGTTACCAGCAGATTCAGTTTGGTCATTACCAGCACCACCTTTTTCTGATTCTAACATTGACATTTCAATATAGTCAGTAAAACGAGCTCTAGTATCAGCTTCAGCTTTTAAGTACCATAAGTAACCTGATTGTCCATTTTCAGCAGAAACTTCAATCCAACCAATTCTAGAAGTATCAGATCCTGAAACTTCGTAGTAATCTTTCATGATAATTGGTTTGTTAGTGAAAGTTTGCATTTTAGGCTCGTTAGCACCTCTAGTTTCAAGATCACCTGAACTAGCGTTAGCAGCTCTATATCCAGAAGCTTTTGTGTATTCAGAACCATAAACTAATATAGTAGTTCCGTCAACAGTTGTGTTTAAAGATAACGTTGCAGTTCCATAAGGAGCTACATCAATAATTTCATTAGCAACTTTTACAACTAAAGCTTTGAAAACACCATCAGAGTTAGCTACTAAAATAGTATCATTAACTCTTACAGCGTGATCAACAGAACCAGAAGAAACAGCAGCTCCATCAATCTCTTTAGTTAAAGTAATTTGAGAAGATCCTGTAGAAGAACCTCCAGTACCAATACCACCAGCTTGAGATGAAACGTTACCAGTGTATGATATGTGTAAGCGACCTTGCTCTGACCAAACTACCTCGTCAGATTGCATCGCTTCTTCAGCCCCAACTTGTGATAAGAAACCTGAAATAGTTCTCGGTCCGAAAACTTCAGCTTCTTGCTCCATTAGGTCTGGTAAATATTGTTGCGCCCAGTCGTTATTACCGGCCGTGAAATCAAGGTAGTTATTAACTAGTGTTTGCTTATTTGGAGCAGGTACACTATTTAAATTACCACCAGGATTTGAAATATTATTTGGCATAATTTTTAATTTTTAAATTTATTGTTATTTATTTTTAATTTTAAACTTAAAGTCAGATGAGTTGTTATCGCTAAGTACTCTTACTTTCATGCCGCTTGTGTTATCGTTAGAAAATGATTGCCTAGGGTCCATACTTACGTTTTTTGCCTTAGCAACACTATCTTTCATAGCATCAGCTTTGCCTTGTTCGTAAAAGTGATTAGCAATAGCGTCGGGATTCATTGCTGTAAACAAAGACTTGTGATAACCTTTGGCATCTGACATTTCATTATTTTCATTCAAGAACTTCTTGACAAAATTATTAATATCACCTTGGGTTTCCTTTATCTCGTTAGCGTTCTTCACGTTAAACCTATATTTTTTATCTCCGACGTTATATTCAAAACCTTTGAATTTATCGTTAAAAACTTCTTGAGTTCTTAATTTAAAAGTATTAGTTTGTTTATCCGCTATTTTTTTATTCTCCTCGCTTTCTTTATTGTATCTATTAAAAAAGTTTACAGCTTTTTGTTGTTCGGTAGTTAACCTAGAACCAGCTTTAACTTCTTCATAGTATTTAGACTTTTGCCCGTCTAAGTGGCTTTTAGCGTTGGCAACTTGCTCTTTTAACGCTATTTTTTTCTTTTTAATATCTCTCTCGTCGTCTTCGTCTTCGTCATAAGAAAAAGAGTCGTCAATCAAAAACTCTATTTCATCTGATGTTAAGTGAGATTTAGTTTGTTTATAGTACTCTTTGAGTACTGTCATGTCGTCATAACTAGAAAAATCTTGGTTAAGACGCACGTAGTCTTCTAGTGTACCACCAGTTTCTTCCATGAAATCTACAACTTTTTGTAAATTTTCAGGTAAAGCTTTTCCAGTTTCAGCAGATTCTAACATAGCTTCTTGAGCTTGTTTAGCTAAATCTTCTACTTCTTCTTTAACCTCTTCTTCAGTAACTTCTTCTAGTACTGGAGTTTCTTGTGTTTCAGCTTCCGGTTGTACTTCTTCTTGTTTTTCTGTGGTGTCGGCATCTTCAACGAGCTCAACCACTCTGTTATCGTCAGTGTTATCTTTTGCAACTTCTTCTGTGGTTTCATTTTTTTCTTCTGTTTTTGGTGTTGGTGGTTTTGTCAAGTCTACTTTAATAACATCGTCTTCTTTTTGCTTTGTGTTATTTTCTAAAACTTTAACTTTTGTTACATTGTCTTCAGTAGCCTTTTCTACTACTTCTTTTGTTTTCTTTTTTGCCATAATATAATATAATAATAATTAATAATTTCTATCTAGGATCAAATGTACCTAAATCAAATCCGCCTCCTAATATATCATTACCTGCAGATTCAAAGTTTTTAGGTGGTTTTTCACTTTTTCTTTGATCTATAAGCTCACTTTGTTGTGAAGCTTGTATTCTAGTTCTTTCGTCTTTACGATCTTCTTTTTCTTTTTCTTTAGATTTTTGACCTTCAACCTCTATACTTTTAAGCTGCATGTTCATTTGAAACTCTAGCTGCATCAGTTGTTTTTTGTATTCAACTTCTTGAGCTTGTTTCTGAGCATCAAGTTGAGCTTTCATTTGTTCAAGTTGAGCTTCGCTTTGCATTTTAGCTTGTTCTTTTTGAACTTCCATTTGAGCAGCGGCTTGTTGCGTTTGCATATTTGCTTGAGCTTGAGCTTGAATATTTTGTTGTGCTAGCTGTTGATCTCTTGCTATTTTCTTTTTTCTACGTAATTTTAATAGCTGATTAGCAAGTTTAACGTTTTTAATCTCTCTAAGATCAATAGCATCTTCAAGTTCTATGTTTTGTTGCTGCAACGCCATTTGAATATTGTTTTCAAGCATTGCTTTTTCTTCTTCATCAGGCATAAGCTCGATAAATATACCAAAGTCATATAAATGTAGTTCTGACATTTCTTCAAGCGTAGCAACGTTGTGTACTCCTATAGCTTGTATAAAAGCATTTTTAGTTGGTGAATACTCTATAATGTCAGATATTCTAAGTGATAAACACTCTGAAACTTCTTTTGTTAAAAATAAACCTGATTGTAATATGTGTCTTGTAGCTGTATTACTATTTGCAGCAGCTAATTTTTGTACACCAACTAAAGCGTTTTTATCTGGAGTGCTACCGTCTCTAGCTTCATTTAAACCAGTCACATCTCTAATCATTTGTAAGTAATAATTATAAGTTTGAATTAACGACTGCATTTTGTTTCCACCAGAACCTGATTGTATTTCTTGTATTGGTACTTTACCTGGGTTCATATCACCTTCAGAAGTAAATGATCTACCTATAACAGAACCTGTTTGGAAGAACATATTTAAAGCTTCTTGCGGGTTGTAATTTGTACCGTTACCTAAATCTATTTCAGCTAAACCATCAGCATCTAAGTAAACACCATCTGGTACCATGCGTGATAATACTTGCTGTAGTTTTAGATGAGTTAACTGTATCATATCAGCAAAACCAGTAATACGTTGTACTAAAGACTCAATACGACCTTTGTACATACGAGGCGCAACAATAGCATAGTTCATTTTAACTTTAGTAAAATCACTTTTAGGGCGCATCATGTTTTTAGCCATCTCCCATTTTAAAAGTTTATCTGTTCCTAAAATCAAAGCACCATCATATAAACACTCTATTGATCTTTGTAGCTTTCCAAAGTTTTCTTCGTTAGGAGGATTAAAAGTATCGTCTTTTGGTAATATCTTATCTGCACCACTACCAGTTTCTTTTACTTTATAAACTTCATTCATGTAAGTTTTATAATTAAAATATAAAACTTGTATTTTGTTATTATCTTCTTCGCTATAACCATGCCCTTGGTTATAATTTGTTTTGTTATAGTTCTTGTTTTTAGCTATGTCTTCTAGCTCTTCTGGAGTTAAATGTGGAAATTGTTTAACTAGCTCATTGATAGGTATGTTTTTTACTTCACCAACATAATATACGTCATCAAAATAAGGTGACTCTGTGTATGAATAAACTAAATCAGCAGGATCAACATAATCAATAACAACACCTTCAGACGTGTTAAAGCTTGTTTTTACAGCACCAATACCTAAAACTGTTAGATCATAATAAAACCTTTTCTTTATTAACTCATAATTATTTCCTTCAAGAAGAGTGTTTATAGCTTGTTCTTCTGCTATTTCAACAGCTTGTTTATAACTAAGCTGCATGTGTAGATCGAGCTCTTCTTGTGATTCAGGTAAAGTTTCTTTATCGTTTTCATACATATCAACGCCAAAAGCTTCGCCAACAAAGTCGTTAAACTCTTGAGTTCTCATATCTGTTAATATAGACTCCATATATTGAGTGCGTTTTTCTACACCGTTAGGGTCTTGAGAGTAAGCTTTTATATCATACATTCTTTCTGCAATACCGTTTACAACTATATCTACAAACTTAGGTATAATAGGCACTGGTTTCCAGTCTAAATTTAAATAAGATAAATCACCGTTAATAGATAATTCATCTTTGTATTTTTGTATTGATTGCTCGCCTCTAGCGTATAATCTTAGATTATGAAAATTATTATGATTTGTTCTATATCTATTAGTACCCCTGTCAGTATGGAACCATTCAGCCTCAATAGCTTTAGCTACTTTTAAACCATAATCATAGCTCATTTTCTCTACATCGCTTACAACTTGAGATGGAAAATAACTTTTTACAACCATATTTATTTTTTAATTAATTTTGACATATTACCTTGGTTTCCATACTTAGCAATATTTATATTTAGTTTAGGTTTTTGTATTGGAGCATTAGGCCTATATAAATGTCTGTTGTTAGCCATTATAGCTAAACCAGAACTTATTGATGCATCATGCTTTGTTCTTTTGTTTATATCAAATTTTGCCCAGTCGTTTAACAGTTCGTTAAAATAACAACTACCAAAAGTACCGTCTTGTTTCATACCTACGTGTCCTTGAATATACATTTCAATAGCGGCGGCATGAGCTTGCTTTATATCTTCGCTTGAATTAGGTATACCTCCTATTTCTTTTTCTGCTACAGATAATTTATTCCATATCTTATCAGGTCTGTTCATGCTAAAGCCTCTATAACCTCTACGTCTTAAATAATACAATAGACGAGGTTTATTGTTCTCTGCAAGTAAAGGCATGCCATAGAACACTAGTGCCATTAGAACGTCTTCAAAAAATATCTCTGCGGTTTGTGGTCTTGCTAGGTACTCTAAGAAAAATTGATTAGCTGGTGAGTCTTCCATACTAAACTTAGTTAATCCGTGTAAAGCTCCTTTAGAGCCTTGACCATCTACAGTTCCTGATATATCGTAGCTATCACAACCAAAAGCACCCATGTGTTCATTACCAGGATGTTTTACACCATTTTTAATTACAACTTTGTTTTGTATATTTGTTGGTGGTACCCAACTTACTTTAAATCTACCTTTTGGGTCTGGGTAAAATATAACATTAGAATCTTTAATACCATTTACCCATTGAAAATTACCTTTAGTAATACCTAATGTGTTAGACATTTCTTCGTTGTAATCTATTTGTTCGTATATTTTAACTAAATTAAATATACTGTTTTTTGTTTCATCTCTAAACGCGTGCTCTTCTGTTCTTGGAAACTGTCTGTAAAACTCGTTTAACGCGTCTTGATCATTTTTTAAACCGTCAGCTTCATTCTGCCAACTGTCTATAACGCCTATATCTATTAACTCCCCATGTGGATCGAAGACTTCATGATCCGGAGTATTGAAGACTGGGCTTCCGTGCTCATCAATAAATCCTTCGTAGTTCCACTCCATTGGGATAAAAAGAGAATATAAGCCAGACGCTGT